TTAATTTTAGAAACCGATAAAGTATCAATTAAAGATCTTCCAGCTTTTGCAATTTGTGATTTTGCACCGAATAAATCGTTGAATTCTTTTTTACTTAAAATACCTTCTTTAAGCTCACCGCTAGAAGCAGTGCCACTTATCATACAACCTACTAAAAGAATTGAGCGGTCGCCTGCATCTTTTGCGGTTAATGCTGATCTAATATTAGATGTTCCTCTTGGAAATGATTGTCCCATTATTTACCTTTTTTTTGAGTTGATATAACTTGATTGATAACCTCAATGCAGTTATCAATAGCAGAATCTTTTAATCTATTTCGCCAAAATAAATCTGTTGGCACTCCGTCTTCATCGTTAATTTCAATGATGGTATCTTTTAGTAATTGACCCTGTGGAGTTCTTAAATTTTGGTTTAATTTTATTTGCATAACAAAATAATTTTTAATATAGTTATATTGTTTATTTTTGTTAATTTTTTGCAAGGCAATAAACTATGATTTTATCTAGTATTTAAATCATAATCTAAACCTTGCTCTATAAATAAACCTTCGACCCTTTGTAGTGGAACTCCCAAATCATAATCGGTAGTATCGCCAACTTGAATAAACCCTTGCACTACAAAATCAAATCTATGTGTATAAGTAGCGGTTATATAATCATCAGCTTCATCGCCTACATACTGACAAGGTTGCATCTCTTCATCAGTTAAATCACTTTCAAAAATATAATTAGCTAGTGCTTTTAATATTGGTTTTAAATAACCTTTGGCATTATCGGCAATATCGCCACCAAGAATTGATGTTGTTGCTGGTATAACTACATAAATACTAAAACTTTGCTGTGCAGAGTTCCAGTAGTCTTCATTTGTTCTTTTTGCAGTTGACGAGTCACCCACGACAGTATCATTTCTATAAGCTTGGTTTTGCCCCATAACAACATAAAGCCAAGTTTGTAAAACTCCGCCCAATCCTGCTGTATAAAACTCTTGTATTCTTTGCGGTGTTGCAGAATGTGCTATTCTAGTTGCTGTGCTTACTTTTATTGTGCCTTGTGCTGGTGATTGCATTGCACCAGTTGTTGTATAGCTAAACGAAGTATCTGTTATTTTAGTTATTTGTTTATAGCCATTATATCCGTCGTAATCGTCAAGCAATAGATAACCACCATTGACATTGGCAGGGTTGCCACTTACTTTAAATGTAAAAATTAATTTACTTGGCACACTTACAAGCTCCCAAGTTCCATTAAATCCAACTGCTCCTGATATTTCAATGTTAATTGGCAAAATCTGTGGAGCGAATAAAGATGGATCGCTTAATTTGTGATCTGTCAATGCTGTTGCTGTGGCAATACCATTGGAAAAAGTTATTGTGCTTAATGCAATAGGTTCTTTTGCACCTTTTATAGTTACATAATCACCAGTTAGTAAATTGTGATTAGTTGCCGTCGTGCAAGTTATTATCGAACCTGCCCTTGTTAATGATGAGGCATTAATAATACTTGAAAAATCATTGGTATATTTTGGCAAAATATTTTTTAACCTGTTAACAACTTGAATACCTTTCATTTTTTGCCCCCTAGCACTTGTTTTAATTTAATATCAATATTTCTTTTAATCTTATCTTTATTTTTCATAACAGTTCTTTTAAACGGCTCTCTTGCTTCTATTTTTGATGTTCCCTCTTCTAAAAATTTTGCATACTCTGGTGCATTTTCGTTTGCCCCAAACTCTAATTCTCTATTGCCTCGAACAGCAAAATCAACTGACTTTCTAAATTTACCAGTTATTACAGCTGGTGTTTCGTTTGGTGCCGAGGCTGTGTGTAGTTTAGGTTTTTTTAATTTACTGCCACCAATTCCTTTATATACCTTATAGCCTTTGCCACTTTTAGGGGCTTTCATATCTTTATTTAGATCTGCAACCAATTCTTTACCTGATATATAGAAACCTTGGCGAATTGCTTTTGTTAATTCGACTGGCATTTCGTAAAGAAACTTTAATGTTTTTTGATTTTGTGAACCTTCTTTTACTTTTATCATCTTTTATTAGCATTGATTGTTTTATCGCCTTTTTCAATACTTCTTAATCTAATAATTTTATCGTCAATATCAATATTATCGGTATTTACAATTTTATAATAAATATTTTGATACTCAATCCATAATTGCTTATCTAATGGTATTGATGAGTTGTAGCGAACATAAAAATCAGTGTTAATCCCTTTTTCAATATTAACTCCATCTATAAACTCTTTTGCTGTGTTTGTTTTTACCATCGCCCAAACTGTTGCTATTGTTGTAAAGCCAACTGTTGCCGAACTATTAGGGGCATTGTTTGGAATAATTGCAGTAGTTAGAATTTTAATTCTTTTATCAAAATCACTAGTGCAAATCTTTTTTACATTTTTCTTTATTGATTGGCATTTCATAAAAAGAATTTTTGTGGTATAATGTAAGGGTAAAATAAAGACTTAAAAAGAGAGTTGTTTTCAATTACACAATCACCTGAGTTTTCGTAAAGATAAGCACAAACACTTAAACAAGCTTGCTTGATAGCTTCTGGTCTGTTAGGGTAATCGGCTTTAAATGTAATTATAACTGCTTGCTTACGATCGTAAGTATTTGGGAATTGTTTATCTTTTTTTATATAAATATATGAGTAATACTGGTCGTCAGTAAAATAATAATCATTAGAGTTTAATGTTTGTAGTGTGTTATCTATATCGTAATATTGTATTGATGTGATTGATTTTAGTTTGCTTTTTTTCACTTCTATTCCGTTGCATTGTGGGAATTTATCAAGATATAACTTAAATTCTTTTTCGACAAATTCTCTGCCAGTTATATTCTCGCCAATTTGCCTAGATACTTTGATAAATGGTGTCAAAATATTATCAAAATCAGTGCCATCAATTCGCAAAAATGTTTTTATTTCGGCAAGTGTTAAAACTTCGGTTGTGGCATCTGTTAATAATACTATGGATTGCATATAATTTTTATTATTCTTTGACCCGCTTCGGCAGAACTTGAAACTAAACGAATATAATTAAAAGGGTTATCGTAATTACTTTCAACTTCAATAAATTTGCTAGGTGCTACTTTGATTTCTTTTGCAGTTCCTGAGCTTGAGCCATATAATTGATAAAAATTAGTGCCATCAAGTGAACCTTCGACAAACAATTTAACACCAGTAAAAGCACTGGGGATTAATACACCAATTAAATGAGTTCCACCAAGTTCGTAAGCAGTGGAGGTTGTGCCACCATTTGGTATTACTAATTCTACAAATTCTCTTGTGTTTTGAAAATTACTCGGCATTTTTATTTACTTTTTTTGTTTTAAATTGTTTATTTTCTAAATTGTCTATTGCTTTATTTTCTAGTTCCTCAATAGTTTCTTCTGTATCTTCTAAATTGTCTATTGCTTTTTCACCCCAACCCTCTTTTAAAAATACTTCGGCTAATTCGTCGTAAATATCATAAATCTCACCTTGTAAATACTCAAAACATTCGGTGCCAGTTTGATTTTTTGAGGCTGTGGTAGTTTTTAAAACTTTAATTTCCATATAAAAAAATTTAATTGATAAAAAGAGGGGCTTTTACACCCCTCTTTTTAATTTATGCAACTGGTGCAGATTTTGGATGTCCAAGAATAACAGAAATACCAGCAGTTAAGCCAGTTGTTACACTTGTTGAAACTAAAGATACTTTAACATATCTTTTTTTTCCAATATAACCAAATCTTGCACGAGATTGAGCGGTTAAAAGAGCGGCGTCAGCCTCTAATCCAATCAAATCTTCATCGGCAACAGATCCATTATAAGAGCCTGAAACATCACTTTCTTGAAGAAGTGGGGTTACAGTTCCGTCGGTTCTTGCACCAGTAATAACTTCAATAGTTACTGATTCATAACCTTGTGTATCAACCTCAACACCAGCAGTTGTGGTGTTGCTTGTAATTGCTGCGATATTAAGACCATTTACAATCTTAATATCATTTTTTAGGTCTCTACTAGCCATAAAATATTCTCCTTTTTAAATTAATTATTATGCTGAAACTTTAAGCTTTCTCAAGCCTTCAGTTAAAACAACCTGTCCGCCAGTTCTTTTATAAACAATAAATCTTCTTTTGCCTATAATTGCCTGAGTGTATGGATCTTCAATCAATTCAAAATTGACATTATCTACAATGTAATAACATTTACGATAATCGCCAAGAATAATTGGGAAAGTTCCAGCTCCTACATTCGGCATATCATTAGCCAAAACATAAGGAACACCAGCGATAGTGTTTGGCATATCACGGCTACCAAGGCTAGGAACGAATAAATATTGACCGTATGTATCTTTTAATGTTCTAACATGAGAATTAAGAGTTTTGCGGTTTAACATCCAAGTTAAATTATAGCCTGTTGGGATTTCGCCTTGTATTGCATAAAGAGAATCACCAGTTAAAGCCGTTGCACTTCCCGTGTTAGTTTCGCCAATTCCTGAAGCCGATAATAATCCCAATGGTTTATTAACACCGTTTCCGCTAATAAAAGCTGCACCTTCTAGTCTTGCCATATCTTCGGCAATATCACTAGTGATTTCATTTCTCATATTGAAAGCAGAATCATTCAATAATTCAAAAGAAATATCAGTATAAACCATCAATTTTTCAGCTTTGATAGCGTCTTTTCCGTAAGTTGAATTAGATTGAGTTGAAGTTTGAGCTTCTCCTACCCATCCACCAGCAACTAAACCAGTTCTTTTTGGAAAACTAATTTCTCCTCCTTTACTGTCACCAATGGTAATAACTCTAGCAACCGAACGAACTGGTGAAACCTCGGTAATTTTTTTAATGATTTCATTTGCATATTCGGCAGGAGCTAAATAACCGCCGTCAGTATTATCGCCTTGGCGAAGAAATTTAACTTCAGGATTGACTGACATTTTTACAGCACCTTTAATTAAAAGCTCTTCAAAAGATTTTAACTCTTGAGTTTTGGCTTGTTTTTGATCTCCACCTAAACCTCTTTTAAGATCGGCTTCAATTGAATTAAGTCTATTTTCTAATTCTTCGGCTCTGTTAGCTTTTTCTTGAATTTCTTTAAATTTAGCTTGATTTTTTGCTTCTTGCACATCAAGTAAAGAGTTGATTTTGGCTTCTTGCTCAGGAGATAATTTTCTAGTTTCATCTCTTAGTGCATTTAAAGCCTCTATGTGTTTTTGTTCAAAATCTGACATATTGTTTTATTTTAAATTTTTAATGAAATTGTTTAAATCTGTGATGATTTTTTGTTTTACATCAGCATCTCGCTGATTATCTTGGCTAGCATCTCGCTGGCTTGAGAATTCTTTTATTTTACTTATTAGTGTTTTAGCTTCGTTGTTTGAGAAGCCGTTAGCTTTAAGTGTTTGCTCTATGTCTCTTTCGGTATCAAAACATTTAATAAGAGGGCTAACAATTGAATCGTCGCTAAACTCGTCAGCCATTCTTTTATATAATTGGTTTATAACTGGTTTAATGCGGTTTTTATCAGTATCAGTTATATCAACACCGCCTCTTGCGCCGTTTAGTATGCCAGCAATTGCAAAAATAGCTCTTGGTATAATATGAGGCTCACCATTAATAATATCGGCAAACAATAATTTATATGATCCAAACAAATCTGCATTCTGTCCATCATAATACATAAAATATTTACGATAATCTTGACTTGGTGCTTCGATTGAGTTTGTATATTCTCTAATTCTTTGCTCTGCTTGTGTGCCGTCCCAACTTCTATCTCTTGGTGCTAGTGGTAGCTTAGCAGTGCCAGCAAATGATTTAAAACCACTTACTAGGGCTTGTGAGTTCATTGCTTTTGTTACTAATGATACCTCAAACAAATCAATTTCTTTTAACAATCTAATGCCATCTTTTGCCATATCATAATTTTTAGTAAAAAAACCGATTGACATTTCTTTTATAGATCCAACTCTCATTTGTGGAATAATCCGCCCAGAAACCAAGGTGTCATCTTTTGGTAAATTACCTTTAATAAACAATCCCTTATCATCCTCATATAATTGCACCGATACTCCAATAACTTCGCTCATTTGGTGTTGCCATAAAATAGGCACTTGTGAATTTTTAGCTAACGAATTAGAAAAAGCACCACGGATAACGACATCATCGCCGTGATCTATGTTATTAAAAGTTGATGCATAACCTTCAAAAGTAAAAATATTATTTTCTTCGGCAGTCGCCTTTACTTCAAACGGAAATGATTTTATTTCTTTTTCTATTTTCACAATTTAAAAATGTTAATTTGTATTGACAATAATTTGTATATCTTTAAATTTATATTGTTTTATATTTAAAAATCATTACAAAAAACTATGAATATCAATATTAATATTAAATTTAACGGCTCTTATTTATTTTTTAGATGGGTTTTGCAACACTATAAAAAGCAATTACCTTATAATGGCGAGGTTAAGCAGTTTGCTATTGAAAACAATTACTGCCCTAAGATATGCGACCAGTGGAGGAATTATGGAGTTGGTTATAGAGTTTGGAATTTACTATATAAAGACTTGATTATTAGTTTTTTGATGGGTAAAATAGATAATCCAAATATTTATGAGCTTGAAAAAAAATTTTTAGGCTTAAAACAAAAAAAATAATTTACTTATCTTTGTATCTTTCCCAAATATTAGTAGACCAAGTCCTGCCTGCATCACCTCCCCATAAATCCCAAGCAATCCGCCAAGTTGTAGGTTCGCCATCTCTAAACTCGTAATGAGTTGAGCGATAATTTCCGTGCCTAGAAAAAAAAGAATACATTCTTTTAACTGTCGATAGTGTTAAATTCTCTCTATTTTTTAATTGATTAGCTCTTTTAACTCCAACAGCTGTTCCACCCCTGCCATATTTTCGCCTCCATTCTAAGGCTCTCGCTCCTGCTGTTGCCATCGCTTCGGTAGGCTTGAAAGTTTCGGTTGCTTTTGCTTCAAACGATTTTTTACCAAACTTATTAGAATAATCGGCAATACAACGACAGCCAATTGACTCCTCGGCTGGCAAGTTAGGATCTCTTGGGAATTTTGCACTACTACCGCCAACTAAAAAATTATCATTAACATTGACCTGTTGAAAATCAGCTTGTGCATGTGTTATTCTAGTTCTTTTATCAAGCAAAGCCACCCAAGTTTTAAGCACTTCAATTGGCTTGCCGTCAATTTCTAATTGTGTATCGTCTATAAGCTCACCCTCTTCTTGCCTAGTCCAGCTTTCGGTTAAACCAACAACTTGTGAGGCGATTAATTGAGTTCTTGCTTCGCTTTTATCAAGTAAGTTTATTTTAATATTTCTTGCAATAATAATCCACTCAGGCAAAGCCTTTTGATTGTTAAACTTAATTTCTTCTTGTGATATTGCTAACAATATTTCTTTTGCATTTGTTTCGGTTATATATTTTGCTTGTCTTTCACTTTCATTAGCGGTAAAAAATGTAGCGGACTCTTGAAACTGTGTATTGACTTCTTTTAATTTTTCTTTTACTTTTGGATCTGTAATCTCTTTTGTTTCAAAATCAATGCCAAAGTTTAAGCCTTTTTGTTGTAAATCTTCTCGCAAGGTAAAGCCAAACTCTTTTATTGTTTTTCTCATTACATCCCTGACCTCTTTTAAAAACTCTGGGTAATAATTATTTGCCAACTCACTAGAATTTATATTGCCATTTTTACGGTAAATACTTTCGGCATCATTTGCCATATTTTTAAATATAGCCTTGATTTTAGGTATAGAATTAGCTTCTAGCTTTCTTTTGCGAACATCAATTTCCATAATATTCTTTTGCTTTTAATTCTATATACTCATCACTATAAAATCTACCACCATCTTGTTTTTGTTGAGATTTCATTATTTTTATAAACTCGCTTTTTGCCATAGGCTCGTCTCTATTGTCTTCAGTGTTTATGTCTTCGCCTACTGGCACTAGATTAGCTGGCTTGTATATGGCATCACCACCGCTTATTGCTTCATAACCAATCATTGCTCTAATTTCGTTATCACTTAATACACCAGTTTGGCTGGCTATCTTTGCATTTTCAAACTTTCTTGTTTCAAGAGCCTCAATTGCCGATTCATCAAAAGAATATTCTAGCTCTTCGGTTCCAGCATATCTTGTAAGTAATTTTGCAGATAAAAATTTTAATAATCTTTTAAGGACTGGTATTACAGCATTATCATAATAAGCATATTTAGAAGCATCCATATTAGAAAATGTCATACTCTCGGAGCTAATCATTGGCAAAGGTATTTTTAAAGCATTGTAAATCGCCTCCATTACCGATTGTTTGAGTTTTGGAAAGTCCATATCTTTTATTGATAACGATAATTGCTTCCAGTCAAAATCACCGCCTAAAAAAGCCATTTCACCAGCATTTCGTGAGCCCGATAATTTTTCTTTCATTAAATCTTTTATTCTATCAATCTGCTCAGGTTGTAATTCGTTTGTGCCTTTATGGGTTAATATTCCGCTTGGTCTAGCTCCATTTTTAATTAAAGAATAGTTGTGAATTGATGCAGTTACAAATTGTGCTATTTCTAATTGACAGCCAACAAAAGCACTGCAACCAACTAAATTTGTTGATGAGAATTTAGGGTTAAAACTTCGCAAGTGTATTAGTTCATTTCGCTTTGTGTCAATAAACCTTTTTTTTGCATCTCTTGTGTATGTTGTAGAGTTAACAGCAGTTGACACTGTATATTCGCCCATATAACCATCATTACCAGCTAAAATTGTTATATCTGTTGGTTTTATAGTGTTTATCTCAATTGGCTGTGTTTCGCCTATTATGTTAATATAAGCATTGCCAGTTAGTAAATAATAACTTGCAATCTCTTTAATAAATAATTGGGGGTCAGTAAAGGGGTTAGGGTTTTTAAGAATATCAAGGGCTTTATGTTTGTAAATTAAGTCGCCAGTTTTTTTATTCTTTAAAACAATATCAATTGAGCTTATCGAATCAGTTATTAGATTGGTTGCGGTAAATACAGGGCAAGCATCATAAAAATAATTAATAAAGGCACTAGCACTATTATTGGAACTATATTCTTGATTAAGAAAGTTAAATGCAAACCAGTCTTGCATTCGATAGCTTTTTTTCTCTTGTTTTTTTTTAAAGAATAACATTTTGATAAAATATTTTTTTAAATAAAAATTAGTTTTTTTTTATAAAAAGTCATTAAAAAAAACTATGATTAAAAGGCATAAAACTCTTTTTTAACAAATAATGCAATTTTACAAGCATCAATTAAAGTGTCAACAAAATCATCGTTGGCAGATTGATTAAAAGATAACAACTCCTCAATAATATCGTTAAAATTTTCTATGCAATTATTTAAAATAACATTGGGATCGCTAGAATTTAAGCAAGGTATTATATTATTAGCTCGCATAACTTTATCACCATCTCTTGGCAGTGTTTGTTTAATCATTGCCTCACTAGGCACTGGCAAGCCATCCTTTCGGTATTGTTGCAATAAGTAAGTTCCGTGTGCTTTGTCTTCAATCCATATGTATCTAAAACCATATTGTATTTTTGGCATAATCCAAGGTCTTATCCAACTATCAATCTCTACCGAATTTATTTTTTTTCTTTTAATATCTATTAGATACAATTTTTTATTTAGAACTCCCCAGTAGCTAAAACAAGTAAAATCATTATGTTGTTTGTCTTTATAAGCCAAGTCGGCAGTAATAAAGGTGTATTCGTATTTAGATGGCAAGTTATTGGTAAATATGAAACAATCTCTTTTAAATAGGGCACCGCTTGACAAAATAGGGCTTTGTTGATATTGTGATAAAAACATAAACTCATTTTTTTGCAACTCTTGGAGGCGGTCTTGTGTATATTGCGAAGGTAATTGACACACTCCGTCGACTACAAGGGGCATTTTAAGTAGCTCGAATTTATACTTATCTAATAAAAAGCCTGACATATCTTCAAGATGCAATCTTTGTTGTATATTAACAATAGGCACTTCGCTATCATTAAGCCTACTTAATAAAGTCTCTTCAAAATATGTTTTAACCTTGTTTCGGCGAACCTGCGAATAAATGTCGGATGGTTTCGAAGCATCATCTATAATTAAACATCCTGAAAACTCTTTTGCTCCCCTAATGCCTGAACCGAACCCGGTAATTTGCCCACCAATAGATGAAAACAACACAACTCCACCATCGGCGGTTGTTATTTTTCTACTTGAAAAAGTAGGCTTGCCAGTCTCTTCTTGTATATAAGATTGCCAAAACTCATCAATAGGCTGAACTTCTTGTGCCTCTTCTTTTATACCATTATCATACATAGCTAAATAAACTGGGTTTGTTAGAATATTAGCTAAATCTCTTGATATATCGTTTAACAAGGCTTGCGAATAACTAGTATAAATAAAGTTAGCCTTGGGGTTTGTAGC